ATTTTAAATGTTTTTCTTATTCGGATTCTTATTATGTCTTTTATTTTTACTTTTTCTCTAACAACAAAAAAATTTAATATTGTTGAAAATAAATCATAGTCATCAGAGTTTATACCATTCTCATTAAATAAGGTATGAACAAAAGCAAAAGTTTTTGTTATGTTTGGATTAATAAATTTTTTATTATCTTGCCCATAGATTATATCATTAAAATAAAACCAAGAAAAATTTTCATTCTTTAATCTTTCTATGAACTTATTTTGAATAGACACTGGCACAAGATTATCTAATGTTTTTATCATGGTTTATAATTTGTAATATTATAGGGGTATCCAAGGTGTGGTCTGTTATCAAATAAATTTTTATCCCAACCTTTAGTTGCTTTGTTATTATAATGTAAAAACACCTGCCCACACATATAACCATCAAAAGGTTTTCTCCAATGAGGTAATTCTATTCCTCTATATATAAGTAAATCCCCTGGATTTAATTTAACTTTTACTTCTTTTTTATTTGCATCCTCTAAATATATGGGCCAAAGGTCTCCACCTAAATTTAAAGTTGCAGATATTTCACAACTAAATCTATCTTTATGTTTTTTTAATTCATCTCCATTTTTATATAATCTTGTATATGTGTAGGTAGGAGCTAATTTTAATTTTGTTTTTTTTTCAAGTTTACCATGTATAATTGCTAACAAAGTTTCCATAGCAATATCTGAATAACAAGAATAAGTTCCAGGAGCTTGTGGGTCCCCATCTGTTCCTAATAATCTTACATCTCCCCCTAGTCTTTTTAAAGTATAAAAAGTTTGTTTTTTCATTCTTAAATAATTAAAAACAAAATCAGCAAGTTCTTTGCTAATCATATTTTTACACACTTGATATTTATTTTTATTAAACATATGGTGGTCCTAACGCCCAATTAACTAAACTGTATCTTATACCTTTTTTTATAGGAGTAACTCGATGCCATACAAAAGAAGGGAAAATTATAACACTTCCTTGTTTTAATATCTTACCTTTTTCTAGTTTTAATTTTGTGTCATCGACAGTACCGTTACATAATTTATTAGTAAAACCTATTTCAAAATCTCCTCCTTCATAAGATTGTGGATCGTTTAACAATACACTACAAGAAATTTTTCTTATTTTATTATTGTATTGAGGAAACTCATGATCTACATATGGTGCATCCCATTGATCTGTATGCCAATTATAATATTGTTTTGGTTTATATTCTGTAAATTGAATACTCTCATTCCAATTTATATCAAAGTTCCAACCTGCATTTTTATTAGCTAGGTTTACAAAATAATTTATTTTTTCATATATGTCTGGATCTTGAACCCACCTAACATTAGAGTCCCTGGTTTTTTTATTTAATTCAGTTTGATTATCTGTGCCTCCAACTTTCCCTTTTTTGGATTCAAATTTTTTAATATTTTTAATAATATTATTACAAGTTTTTTTATCAAACCCGTCTGTAAAAAACCAAACATTATGTTTTAAATTCATTCTGTATACAACCTTTCAATATCTGCAAAATATAAATAATCTATATCAGAATTTTCAAAAATATCTATAGCATCTTCTGGAGTTTCAACTAAAGCATCGCCTGCTAAATTAAACGACGTGTTCATTAATATTGGCACCCCTGTTTTTTTATTAAATAGTTTTAATATGTTATATAATACGGGGTTTTGTTTTTCATTAACTGTTTGTATTCTGCAAGTATTATCTACATGTATTACAGCAGGTATTTTTTCTTTAACTCCTTTTAATGCTTCAACAGCATATAACATGTAAGGTGAGCTTTTTAATCCTGCCATGTCAAACCATTTGTGTGCTTCTTCCTCTAGGATGGATGCACCAAAAGGTCTAAACCATTCTCTTTGTTTAACCTTGTTCATTATATCTTTACCATCTTTAATTCTGGGATCTAGTAGCAAAGATCGATTTCCTAAAGCTCTAGGACCTGCTTCTGCCCTACCTTGATATAAACCAACAATTTTTTGATTAGTTAAATGTTTAACTACAGTTTCTATTTTATCATTGCCTTTGTCGATTGTGTATTTAGGCTGTGGCCCTAAATAAATATTATCCCAATTATTATTTCCACACGCTTGACTATAGACTATAGCAGCTCCTATGCTATTACCTTCATCACCACATAAAGGATCGATATAGAGATTAATATCCTTAGGTAAAGCTTTTCTGAGTCTATAATTAAAAACTACATTTAACCCACAGCCGCCTGTTATAATAATATTTTTGTGATTAGTTATACATTTATCTAATGCTTCTACCATTTCTCTTTCAAATTTTTTTTGTGTTTCATAAGCCATATCATAATGAATTTGTTTTAGACCAAGTTTTCTGTGATAGTAAAGTTTAGGAAATTTTTCCATATTAAGTGTAAAATTAATATTTTTACTATATTCATCTTTATAAAAGAACAAATCCTCGTCACATAAAATTTTTTCTACTTCTTTATTTGGTTTTCCGTAAGACTGTAATCCCATTAATTTTCCTTCATCACATGTTCTAAATCCTAAATAATTTGTTATTCTACTATAAAAAGCTCCAGCAGATGGTTTATGGTCTACATCAAATTTTGTGCCATCAGTAATAGATATAGGTTTAGATTTAAAATCAAAGCCATACACTTCTTGTGGTTTTACTTTTGCGTTGTGACCTTTTCTTGTTGTTACAAGTTTTTTATATAAAGTGTCTATTCCAACCGTATTAGATTGTTTGTTTACACCACAATTATAAACAGAAATTGTTTCAAAAGCTTGCTCTCCATTATCTAAAATATAATTAGAGCCTCTGCCATCAGCAACTAAAATTAATGCTTTTTCCATTTTTGATGCAAAGAAAGCACGAACTGCGTGAGTGTAGTGATGAGATTTATAATAATGATACACATCATGATACGGAGAAACTATTAAACCTATCTTTTTCATATACCCGTAGATAGGATGAGCATCAAAAGTATTATAACCAGTTGCTATTACCTTATCTATTTTTATATTTAATTTTTTTATTTCATTTAATAAATGATATGGAAAAAAACTATCGTTTTTTATTTTAGATAATCGTTCTTCTTGATTATAATAAACTAATTTATTATCACAAAATAAAGCTACGGATGCATTATGGTTTTTTTGTAATCCTAATATATTCATATTTTTAATTCTGTTAAAGTTTCTTTAGAACCAAAGTCTCCTTTTGCAAAAACATTAAAAGCTAAACTTATTCTTTTACCATAAGTTTTTTCAACATTGCCAACTTCATGCATTAATGAAGAAGGAAACAATATAATTTTATTTGTTTCAGCGGGGAGCCACCATGTGTCTGCATTATATAGATTAAACTCTAAAGGGTATATCTTTATTTGATCGTAAACATTTTTTTTAAACCTAATATAATCAAATTTTGGATCTGCATTTATATAATAAACTCCAGATATAATAGAGTTAGGATGAAAGTGTGGATAGTGTATTTGTTTTTCACCAGTGTAATTTAACCAAGATTGGGTTATATAAAATTTTAAATTTTTACTTGGTTTTATTATTCCATTAACGTATTCTTGAATAAAAGAATTAATTTGTTTTTTTAAATTTTTAAAAGGTTTTTGTTCTAAGATATAAGTATTTTTACTTTGTAAAATTTTAAACTCCCAATCTGGTTTTGTTTCATATGCATAAATTTTTTGTAAAGTAGTTTTAGATAACGGCTCTAAATATTTTTCGCATACAGGGGTTGGAAATAAATTAATTATATTCATTTAAATTTGTCCACACCTCCTACTAGAATTTCTTTTTGTTTATATGATTTTTCTGCATAGTGATAAATATGCCCAGCAAATATAATCATCTTTCCTTGTTGAGGAGTTATTGATTTATTGATTGGTTCTAAAAAAACTGTGTTTCCGTCAGCATCATTTAAATATAAAATAAATGAGAATTTTTCTTTAGGATGATTATGCTTTAATTGGTGACCATTTGAAAAATATTTTATGTAATGCATGTGATGTAATTTATCTCTTAAATATTCTGTTGGTAACATTTGATTAATTACTTTTTTGTTGAACATAGGAAGAAGGTTTTTTGTCTGAAATCCATTTTCGGTAAGATGTCCGTCTGAAATATCTGGCCCTTGATATTTTTTTATAATTTTTAATATTTTAAATATTAAAGAACTATTTAAATAGTGCTCTGAAAATATATCCTTCATACTTTATAGTATGAATATATATCAGTATTTACGATAAAGTAAAGATTAGTAAGATGTCCAAGAAGATGTGTCTGTATTCCAATAGTAATTAACCATTGGATCTGCTAAAAGATCTTGACTTTCCCATCTATATTCTTCTTCAACCCAATAGGGAAATTTTAATACGCTTACGTTTTCATCAAGAATTAAAGTTGATTCATTCGGCACTGCTACTGGAGCTTGCCAATCATCATTAGAATCTAAAGTCCAAGATGGATAAGGTTGTGGTCTGATAAACTTATCTTTAACCGCATCATATGTATCACCTATTCCTGCATTTTGTTTTCTAAATGCACCTGTTGCTGAACATTGTTTCCAAATTCCACCACCAAAAAGATTTGTACAATAAGTTTCTCCATCAGGGTGCATGTCATTTTCACCTAAAGGACCATCCGATGTTGGTACGTCATCACCAATTTTAACAGTTCTAAGAACTACATTATTACTTGGTTTTAATTCTGCAAAACTTGCCATTACGATACTGTTAGTGTCCCTGACACTGTAAATGTTGCTAATTTACTTCCATCTGGATGTGTTCCAGTTGAATTAGTTCCTGGAGAAACACCTAGTGTTGCAGTAGCAGGGGCTTTAACAATTACGATACCTGAACCGCCTTGTCCGTTTGGAGGAGAGCCATCAAAACCCATTCCGCCGCCTCCGCCGCCGAGTCCGTTTGTTCCTGCTGATCCTCCGCCAGTTCTAGGAGAACCATTTCCTCCGCCGCCTGAACCGCCAGATCCACCTCCAGGTGAAGGAATATATCCACCACCTCCGCCGCCACCGGCGTAAGTTACATCTGAACCTGATAAAGTACTTGGTCTTCCAGCTCCTCCAGGGGCTCCTGCTGGACTACCTGTAGAGCTACCACCTGCGTTAGCTCCGCCACCGCCACCATTAATATTTCCTGGCCCTCCTGGATTTCCTTGGTTAGGACTAAAAGGAGGTGTATTACCTGATCCTGCAGGGCACGCTCCGCTTCCACCATCTTTTTCTGGTGCACCGTAGCCACCGCCACCGCCACCTGTTGATGTAATAGTACTAAGAACTGAATCTCCGCCTCTTGGACAACTGTCATTTCCTGGAACAGGTCCTGAACCAGTGCCGACTGTAACTGTATAATCACCTGCTTCTAATTCTATAACAGCAGAATCTGTGGATGTTCTAAAGCCGCCTGCTCCTCCGCCTGCTCCGGCTCCAGCTCCTCCGCCGCCGCCGACAACTAAATAATCAACTGCGTAAACAGTTTTACCGCCGCCTGATCCAAATCCTAAAACTTGATACCCAAAAGCCATATTTTATTCTCCTTATGCGTCGTTAGCTGCGTCAGTAGTATAAAATAGTTTAATACCTAAAACCCTTGCTTCTCCAGTAAAAGTATCTCCACCGGCTGCCGCATCTCTATATAATTGAAAATAAGTTTGTTCACCTGCTGCAGGAGAACCGGCAATTGTTATTGCACTACTTTCAGCTGAAACTTGTTGGTCTTCAACTGTTCCTATGCCTGCGTCTGTAATATCTACTGCTGTTCCGTATGCAACATCAATAGTGTCACCATCTGCACATGCAACACCTTGCAAACCAAAAATACAGTTACCTGTATTAGTTGTGCTTGGAGACCAGTAAACTTGATAAGTTACTGTTCCTTCATTCCATGATTTTGGCATTCCTATTGTAAATTGAGTATATTGTTTTGTACCAGCATCAAAATCAAATACATTTAAATCTGGTCTTGTAGCTGTTGTTTCAACTAAAGCTGAATCTGCAGGATTAGTAGTTGGGCCATACATAGCTGTAGCTGGAACCCATATAGTTTCTTTACCAGCAATTTTTAAAGCAGAACCATCACCTTGTAAAACACCTGATCCTTTTGGAACAAAGTTAATACCTACGTTAGTTTCACCAGATGCTGTAAAGCTAGGGTTATTTCCAGTCGCTGCGTTAGCGTATGTTAATTCGTTAACCGCTGAACTTGTAGCAGTTAATAAAAATAATTCATTTCCGTTAGTATCTAAAATAGAAGTTCCTATTTTAGGTGCAGTTAAAGTTTTGTTTGTTAAAGTTTGAGTGCCTGTAAGTGTTACGTCTCCACTTCCAAAACCAGTGTCATAAACACCAGTGTTTGTTGCTACACCATCAAGATAAATAATTTTATGTGCCTTATCTGTTGTTGCAAAAGTAACTGTTGCACCTGAACCAGAAGCTGCTTTTAATTGTACTGTGTAAGCACCTGAAGTTGCATTTTCAATAATATAAAAATTTTCTGTAAGTAATGGGAAAGTTACAATTTGATTTCCAGAAATACTTCCTGATAATTTAATAACTCTTTGTTGAGCTGTACCTGTTAAAGCACCATTGTCGATATCTAAAGCTGTAGTTTGTGCACCACCTGCGATAGATACTTCTAAAAATCCACCAGTTAATTGTTCAATTAAACTTAAATTTGCGTTAGTTTTTGTTCCCCATGTACCGGCGTTTTCACCAGTAGCCATTAATTCTAGGCCGAGATCCGTATAAGTTGATGCCATAATTTTTCTCCTGTGCTCTTTTCAATTAAGCTACATCTGTATAAGATGTATTACCTGTTATGTCAATATCATTATAATTTGTATTTCCAGTAATATCAACATCAAAATAACCTAATGGTGCAACATTTCCTACGGCTGTCGTAGCTTCTACACCAGTTAATCCTATAACATCTGCAGGTGTTATTGCACCTACTCCAGACGTTAAAGTTGCTGGTGCCGTTAAAGTATAGGCAACTTCTGTTATTACAGATCCTACACTACTAGTCGCTCCTACGCCAGTAATGCTGACTATTAAACTTTCGTCAACAGTAATTGATCCAACTCCGGTTGTTGCGACCCCTGCACTACTTATACCTACAACATCTGCTGGAGTTATTGCTCCTATTGCAGAAGTTAAACCAAATCCTGATAAACCAATAGTTATATCACCAACAGAAAGTGCTCCAACGTTAGATGTTAAACCTGAAGGTGCCGTTAACGAAATTGTTGGAGATAATATAATTGTTGGAGAACCTATTGCCGATGTTGCAGAAACCCCTGTTACTCCCATAACATCTGCTACATTTAAAATAAAATCTCCACCCCAAGTAACACCAACATCTCCTGAATCAGAAGAACCTCCCCAACCCTGAGCTCCCCATGTTGTATCTGGTAATGAAGAAGTTAGTTCACTAGGTGCTGTTAATTCTACTGTTAAGCCCGATGCACCCCAGTTTTCAACACCCCATCCATCTTGACCCCAACCTGTATTTATTTCATCTTGAATTGTTACACTTCCAACAGAAGAAGTCATACTTAAACTATCAAGTGTTACAACTGGATTATCACTTTCGCCCCATGGTGCTTCACCCCATTCAGCTCTACCCCATCCTTGTGCTGCAGAAGCAACAATTTCACCTACGGATGCAGTTGCGGATACTCCAGAAACTAAAACTCTAAAACCACTTTCCCCCCAATTTTCATATCCCCAACTATCTGATCCCCATCCTTGTTCAGAAAAAGCTGCAATTGATCCTGTTGATGAAGTTAAACCTGAAGGTGCTGTTAGACTAATATTAATTCCATCTTGCGAACCCCATTCATTTACATTCCATGCAAACATTCCATAGGAGTCAGGTTCTACTGTATTTGCTTGTCCACCCATTCCTGGGTGAATTGAACAATAATAATATAAAGTTGGTGCTGAAGCAGCAACAGTTATTTGAACTTGTGTTGAACTGTTTACGGTTACGCCGGTAGTATACTCACTTCCAGAATTATGTGTTCCGTCTGATGTTGTAGAAAATCTAAATGGATGAGCCGAAGGATAATTAAATACATAAGTCCCTGTTTCGGCTAAATTTATTGTATCTTGTTGTACACCGTCAATAAAATATTTATTGCCAGATCCAGGGTCGCTGACTGTTACTGTGAATGTTCGGATTACCGACATAAGGACTTACTCCTTATGCTATTCGAACTATAGCTGTTGTTGCTGCTGCCGCTGGAAATTGAACTGTGAATGTTCCAGAAGAAACTGTTTTGTCTCCTCCAAAAGCCACTGCACAAACTGCAGGGTCACCTGTTGCTGTATCATTAAAAATTAAACAACCATTAGCTGTAAAAGATGCAGACGTCCATGAGATGTCTGCAAAATCACAAACTGCAGTTGTTGAATCTAAAGCCGGTGTAACACTAGTTAAAGCTTTTCCTTTTGCAGAATAAGCAGATCCAGATGAATTTGTTATTTCGTTTGATGAACTGTAAGCAGTAGTACCGGCTCCTAAAGTTGCAGAACTTGTGTACAACGCAATGTTAAAAGTGTTTCCAGTAGTAGCTGTAAAATTGTGTACAGCTTTTAAAATTTCTGTTTTAAAACTGTTACATATTGCCGATGTTATTGCCATAATTTTTTCTCCTCAATTTACGGAGACGGTGACTTAACTGGTATTCTAACTGTTCCGTCAGTATAATCGTCTCGTCTTCGTCTTCCTAGTTGCATACCTGCAAACTGTTGTATAGCATTTTTATATCTATTTTCGTAGTATGTCAACATATCCGTTGGACCTTTTAAAAATCCAAATGCCTCTACCAAACAGGCATATAGCAAGCCTTGTGGAAAATAAGTACTTAAATAAGTATTGTTATTAAAACCAGTACCAGACCCAAGTCCATTTGGCATTTTATTATAATATATTCTAAATTTGTAGTTAGCATCAGGAGTTGGAGCAAAATACATACCTCCTGATGAAGTATCTGTAGTATTATCAGCACCACCAAACATTGCATAATATTTAGGCAATCCTGTAACATCTTGTGCAGTTAAATCTCCTTCAGTCCCAGTTAATCTATCTACGTATTCCGATAAATATGTTTGATCTTTTTTCTCTAGCCAAATACCAGTGCCTTCAGTATTAGCTGTTGATTCAAATATTTCAATACCTCTTACAAAAAGACATCCTGCTGGTGCATTAAGAGTATTGTCATCAGCAGCTAATGCACCTTCTTGAACAAACCTTTGAGAGTCCATAGGAAGCTCTTGGTAAATTCTAAATTCAGCTGCCATTATAAATTCATCAATAATTGCTTGTGTAAAAACACTATCATCTACTTCAGTATAACTTCTTATTGCTGCAGTTAATGTGCTGTAATCGTATTTTTTAACTCCTGACATAATTAACCTCTATCATTAATCGGCCCAACTGTACACTGTAAACCGCCCCCTGTTTCTGCACTACTAGCATTATTAACTAACTCAAATGTAAAACCCGTTTGTGTAGTTATAGTTGCTGGATTACCCGCACTATCATTATAACCTGCTGGTGAAGAAGTTTCATTAAGTGTAGCTATTTTGTAAGCTCCAAATACTTTTGCACCTGTTGCATGGCTAGTTGCAGTTGTATTTACCGGACTAACACCTCTGTATGGAGCACTTGTTCCTCTTGTGCATCCTGTTAAATCATTTGTAGATCTTCCTGTATATTCGATAACTTCATTTTCATAAAGTCCTGTTGTGCTATTTACTTTTTCAATAACTATAAAACCTGTTGTTGGAAATTCTGAACCATCCGCTAAAGTAATTGTTGTAGCAGAATCTGTTAACGCACCATTTAAAGTTGTAGATAATTGTAAGGTAGTTATAGCTACACCACCCACAGGAGATTTAACATCTCTTAATCTAACAAAATCATTTACTTGCATAGCACCATTTGGAAAAGAAATAGATACTGTTGCATCAGCAGCTGCAGTTGTAATAGGGTTTTGTGATAAAAAATCTTCTGTTGGAAATTCTGTTCTAGCAGTTCTTGCTCTTTGTAAAGCTTGTGGGTCTGCACTTGTTGGTTTAGGATCTAATTGTGGTTGTTTAGGCTCGTACTCTGAAACATGGACCAGGGCACCATTCCATTCTCTAACCATTTCGTTATATGGAAAAGCCATACCAGATCTATCAGATATTGCTAAAGCATATTTACCTTGTGAAAAAGTAGTCATTAACCAATACCAGGGTAATATATTTTAGGAGATATGTATGTAGAGTTAGAAGAACCATCTTCATCTTCTGCTCTTAACAATTCATCTTCGTATAATAATTTTAACTCTTGAACTCTTTGTGGTGCATATTTAATAGCTAAATAATATGCTAAACCCGAAATCATACATGGAACAAATCTATAGGGTACGTCAGTAGCATTTGTGTAAGCACCTACATCATCAATTCTTTTTGTATAATAAAAATTAATATAGTTACCATCTTGAGCTGCACCTGGAGTTAAATATAAAGTCATTGTAACTTTATCTATAAATCTTTGAACCCAATACTGTGTGGGTAAACCTGTTGAAGTTTTATTTGAAAAACCTTGATATTGTGATCTACTAATTTTTGTCATTGGTGTATCAACTGAAGTAGATTTAACTCTGTAGTCTGCTTCTTGAATGTCTGTCATTCCAATAGGGAATTGTAAAACCGCATCATCAGTACTGTGAGTTGCAGCGGTACTACCATTAACACCTCTAACACATCCAGTTAAATTTAATGAAGAAATACCTGTGTAAGTAATTTGTTCAGTTCCAATAATAATTATTCCACCAGTTGTTGGCAGACCTGTAACTGAAGCAACTCCAATTGTAGTAACGCTTGTATTTATTCCTGCAGATAATGTAGTTGAAATACCAGAAGAAGTTCCATCAGAAGGTGAACGATAAAAAGTATATACCGCTTGTCCATCTACTAATGTAACATTTTGATTTTTTACTTCCCAAAATTGAAGTCCTCTATTACCCCATTCAGAAAATAAAATGTTTAAAGATCGTTTAGCAGTTTTTAATTGATAGCCAGAAACACCCTGCATACCAATACGTTCGTACGCATCTTCAATAATTTCATCAATGCCTAGGTTCTTATCGAAAACATAAGAGCCTGAAGTAGTGTTGGCCATTTAAGCTCCTTACCCGTCGTAGAATACTGTTAAACCTGTAATGTCACCTTGGTCAGCAGTTAAATACGCTCCATTAGGAAATAATACTCCATCATCTGGAATATATGGATCTAGATCTCCCGCACTTGCAGATAAAGTTAGTAATGCTGTTCCAGTTGAAGAACCGTCTCTAAAAGTTAAATTTCCTGCACCAGCTAAAACACCGTGCATTCCTCTTATTCTAGTTCTTCCACCAAAAATAATTGATACTAAGTCACCAGCACCACCTAAAACACCCGCAGAAGTATTAGTTCCAACAGCTGCGTCAGCAGCAATTTGTGTAACAGTATTATAAAATTTTGTACTAAACACTGTAGTTGCATTTGGACCAGTTAAGTCTTCGCTTTGTGCATTTCCTTTAGAATCAGTTCCAGTAATTGTAAAAGTAACTGCACTAATGTTTCCACCAGAAGTTAAACTTACTTTTTGAGAAGATCCAGTTCCGCCAAAAGTTGCGGCAGCAGCAGCAAGAGTCATATTACCTGCCCCACCTAAAGTTTGAAGAGCAGCAATTGTTGTTGTAGCTGTAGCTGTTACATCAGTTGCAAATTGCGCTTTAACTTGTGATACGTTTGCCATAATTTTTTTCTCCTATTAATTTACACTAAGGCCCCGAAGGGCCCTAGTTAAATTTATTATCTTTGTTGGATCGTTTGAACCCAATCTGTCGCTAGTTGATTAGCAGTAGTACCTTTATTTTCTATGAAAATTTTTAGTTCTAAAGCTATATCATCTGGAACAGTTGTAGCTGCTTGCGTTCCAACTTTCTTACCGTCTAAGTACAATTTGTATTGTGCACTTGATTGACCAAGTTCAGTTCCTGCAGGTTGAAAATGAAAACCTAATCTAACAGAGTTAGATGGGATTTCAAATTGAGTTGCAGTTTGAGTTGGGACAGTAGAGTCTAACATTGCAAAAGTGCTTCCACCAGAAGTGTCTGTCATATCAAAAGATGTACCAGCACCATTCTTTCTAGATAAGAATTGAATAGTTGTAGTATCTTCTAAGTGAGAGAAACCAATACAGTCAGTTGGTACAGTTGCTGGATCAACAAATGCATTGTCTGCAAAACCTACAAACCAATTCATTTCAGTTACGTCTGTTACAGCAATTCTAGTTTCATACCACCATTGCTTAGCAGAGTTATAGTTCCATACTTCTTTACCAGAAAGACCAGTAATTTCTCCAGCAGCTGGAGCATCATCTCCAAGTCTTAACCATCCACCAGAATAATCTACTAGTTGATAGTCTGAACCACCACCTGATGTTACATCCCAATCACCTGAGTTATAATGCATCCAATCGTTTTGATAAGCGACTTCTTGTGCATATCCACCAGTAATTAGGGGTTGTTTGATACCGCTAAATAAAGAAGTATCTCCGTCTTTTCCTCTTACGTTTGTTACTCCGTTTGAAAAGTGTGTTGTCATATAATCAGCGCCTCCTATGCGCCAGTTATCCTACTAAGAAAAAGATAACCAATTTATGTTCTATTAATATCTTAGTGAGTTTTTTATATAGTATTTTTAAGTGAAGCGCAAGAGAGCCTACGGTATTTATGCATTTCAGCGATGTAGCTTTTGTTCTAAGTAGCTACAGAAACTTGTGGAGCAGCGTTTTCAACGCTATTTCGTAAGTGAGCAATTCTTGCTTCTTCAAGCTTAATGTCAGTAATGACTTTTTTAACTTTGTCATCTATTCTGACCATTTCAAGAGTGTATCTACCATTAGACAGATGCTCCTGTTCCCACTTCAACTCCAAGGACCTTTTTTGTTTGTATAGGTCTTGTATCATCAACAACCTCCTCATAGGTTATTCTGTTTACTCGGT